TGTTTTAGTTTAATTAAAATAATTAGTTTAATTATATATTAAAAATTATTATTAAAAATTAATAATATAACTTTTTAGATGAGTTGTATATTGTATTATAGCAATTTTTGTGAAAATTGTAAAAAATTGTTAATAATATTATCCAAATCAGGAATAAAAAATAACATTCATTATATTTGTATAGATAAAAGAATACAAAAAAATAACTCAACCTATGTAATATTAGAAAATAATCAAGAAATATTATTACCAAGTACTATTAATGCTGTTCCAGCACTAATGTTAATTAATGACAATTATAAAGTTTTATATGGCGATAATATTACTAATTATTTAAAACCAATAGAACAAGTTGTTGTTCAAAAAGCAACAAATTTTAACATGGAACCATCAGCATTTAGATTTGATGGAATGTCTAGTGGTGTAGTATCTGATAATTTTAGTTTTTTAGACCAAAATAGTGATGATTTATCGGCAAAAGGAAGTGGTGGTTTAAGACAATTATATAGCTATGCTACTATTGATTATAGTGATAAAATAGAAACACCTCCTGATGATTATGTTCCAGATAAAGTAGGAGATGTAAATATTAAAAATTTAGAACAACAAAGAAATACTATGACTGGTTAAATATTAACACTGGTTAAATATTAATACTGATTAAATATTAATTACAAATTATATTATAATTTATAATTATTTTAATATTTAAAGTAATACTATTATTTTTTAATATTAATGAGTACTATTAATAATAATGAGTTACTATTAGATAGTAATAAAGTTATCACACTAATAAATTTTTACAAAATATTCAAAGATTTAATAATTGATCTAAATAATAGTTTTAAAGATAAAATAGGGTTTATTATTCAAAATAATAAAGATTATCAAAATATTATAACTTATTGTTTACCCAACTATAAAGAAAATATAAATGCGGATGAGTATGTTAATTCATTAGATTTAAAGTGCTTAAGTATTGAGTTTATGGAATCTATTAATAATGTATATGAATATTGTAAACGCACATTTGCTGTAAGAAGTATTGATATTTTATATCAAAATGATGATATTTTTTTGAATAAATCAAATGTTAAAGTTAGTGAAGAAAATCCACAAATTATTAACACAATGTTTTTACCAGATATTGAATTTTCTGAATTATATTATGATGATACAAGTGACCAAACAAAGCAAACATTATGGAAATATTTACAATTAATATTATTCAATATTATTACCACTATTGATGATATTTCATTTTTTGGTGATTCACTAGAATTACTCAAAATTATTGATGGTGAGAAATTTTCAACCAAAATACAAAGTACTATTGAAGAACTATCAAAAATATTTTCATATAAAGAAAAAGCAAACACAAATAATGATAATAATAGCGAACATGTAAATGGCGAAGATGTAAATGGCGAAAATGTAAATGGCGAAAATGTAAATGGCGAAGATGTAACTGATAAACCTGATTTTTCCAAAATGTTTGATATGTCTAATAATCCATTTAATATGTTTAATGAAATGTTCAATAATACTAGTGAAACTAATCAGTCATCTGCAAATAATGATTCATCGGCAAATAATAATGATTATGCTATTCCAGATAAAGAAGAACTATTTTCACATATTAATAAATTAATTAATGGCAAAATAGGATCGCTTGCCAAAGAAATAGCTGAAGAAACAACTAAAGATATGGATTTAGATGCGGAAAATATAACTGACGTAAATGATGTATTAAAAGGATTTATGAAAAATCCTACCAAGTTATTGGGTCTTATTAGTAAAATAAGCAATAAAATAAATAGCAAAATGAAAGATGGTTCATTAAAAGAAAGTGAACTTTTAGAGGAAGCTACAAGTGTTTTTAAAAATATGAAAAATATGCCTGGACTGGGAAATTTTAATGACATTTTTAAATCTATGAATTTAGACCAATTTATGCCAAAAGGAGGTAAAATTAATCCTAATGCTTTTCAAAACATGATGGAACAAAATGTTAAAATGTCTAAAATGAAAGAACGTATGAGAAAAAAAGCTGAAACACATAGTGAAACAACTAAAACAAATGTAAGTTATAGAGAGAATTATGATTCTAATAAATCAGCACCTTCTTCTGGTACTAATAATATTAAATTAGATGATTTAACTTCAAATCTTTCGTCTTTAATGGAAGAAATGAAAAACAATACCAGTTTTATTGATGATATTATTAAGAAACAAGGACAACAAGGACAACGCGATGCTAATATTAATGCTACGTGTGGCGATGACAATTCTAAACGTAAATCAAATAATAAACGTAAGGTAAATAAGAAAAATAAGTAATGAAACGTATAATTCTAATTTAGTGTATTATTTAGAAATACTTAGTCTATTATAAAAGCATAATTTTTATAAATTTTGCTGATTTTTGTAAATTTTGATAATTATTTTATACATTTATACGAAATAATTATTAAATTATATTATAAACTTATTATAATATAATAAATTATGGTTACTAATGACCCTTTTATAGGAAGAAGAAGTGTTGAAGTAAACGATGTAAATAATGATAATAATATTAATAATGTAAATAATGAAAATATCATCGTCAAAGATAATATTGACAATGATAATGAAAATGACAAAAATAATAATAATGACAATGAACTAGCCAATACACTTTGGTTAAATAATCCTACTATTTTATTTGATAAAAATGCCATTACACAATTGTGGCCAATGGAAAATATGACACGAGAGCAAAAAATTAATGCTATAACAAGACTTGTTATTTTATTAACACTAATAGGATTTTTATTTTTAAATAATATAAAAATTTTGATTACTGGAATAATTGCCTTACTAATTTTACTATTTACATATTATGTATTAAATAAAAATTCTAATTTAAATAAAGTGAAAGAAACATTTAGTAATGAAGAAATGTATGAAAAAGTAAAACATAATTTTACAAATCCAACTTCATATAATCCATTAATGAATATACAATTGCCCGAAATACAAGATAATCCAAATAGACTTGAAGCTGCTCCCTCATATAATAATGCTGTTAAAAATAGTATAAATGAAGAAACCAAAGATTTTATAGTTAATAATTTTGATAACAATGAAAATATAAAAAATAATTTATTTAATAATCAAGCAGATAATTTTGAATTTGAGCAATCAATGAGACAATTTTATACAACAGCAAATAGTCGAGTTCCTAATAATCAAGCAGAATTTGCTAGATTTTGTTATGGAAATATGGCTTCGTGTAAAGATGGTGATGTAGAAATGTGCTTAAAAAATACATTCGAAAATAGAAGTTTATAAAATTTATAAATATACAAAAAATACAAAAAATACAAAAAACATATAGAATTTTAAATATAATTAATATAGCAAAAAAATAATATATTAAATTATTATAAATGACTTCAACTATTGCCTATCCATATATATTTGATTCAATGTCTAGAATAGGCAATGATTCTCCAGCAATTGATCAACGCAATATTCAAAATGTAAATAATGCCAACTATAATTTAGAAAATTATTATCCTACTTGCCCAATGAGTAAAGCCCAGGATTTTGCTTTAGCGCAACCATATGTCTTTTACAAAGGCTCCCACGAAGGAGGTATTAAAGGTTGCGAAATTGAAGCAAACAATGAGTTAAAATATACTCATATATCGCGTCCCGCATGTAAATTATCATTAGTAACTAGACCTTTTTTAACTGTTCCTTATTTAGGAAAAGGTTTAGGAGATTGTGATACAGAATTTCAATTAAAAACAGGGCAATTTGACTTAAATAAAAAAACTGTAAATAATACTATGGAGCAATCTTTTTCAGAATATAAAAATTATCCATTAATTGACTCTATTAAAGAAACTGTTACAAATAGTGCTTATGTTATTGAAGATGATGCTATGAAAGGTTGGCAGCGAGGAGGCATGAGTGCCCGAGAATTTGCACGCAATCAAGATAATAAGCAATAAATTATTAATAATATAGTAATTAATAATATTAAATACATATTTAATAATATTATTAATTATTTAATGTCATCAAATACTAATACTTTAAATGATTATTATAATAATCTAGAAAACATAAACTATAATATTGAATTTTTATGTACATATAAAAGTATGGAAGAAGAATATTATAAAAATTTATGTTATCAAATACAAATACTACAAGCATTAAATATTAGTAAATATGATGATACTATTATATCAAATTATATTGAGAAAATTTATTATTTTTTAAAAAATTATTATGAAATTGATATTATTTTATTAGCATTAAAAGAAAAATATAAAAATTCAAGTATTTCTTTTTTTATAGAAAATAATAATTCAGCATTATTTCAAATGTTATTTAGTTTTGATTATTTTGATATTTTTCATAAATGCTTATGTCAATATTTGATAAATAAAAGACTTAAAAATGAACCAGACATAAATAAAAAGTTTTTTAATGAATTAAAAGATATTATAATACAATAAATTATTTTTAAGGGTTTTTTGTATCTTATTTAATGATATATTTAATTTATGATGACAAATTTTACAAATATATAAAATACTTATAATGCTAATACATAATAAATATTTTAATTAACAATTATGGGTTTTTATATACCATTTTGTATCATTACCCTGGTATAAATTTTACCCGTCTTTATTTAAACAATATTTTATTCTTTAATATAACTACTTGTGCATAATTTTTTAATTATTTTATCATCATTGTGCTGTTTATTATTTGCTATTGCTACTAACGTGTGTGTATAATAATTTTGTTTATTTTCATTATTTTGAAAATCTGGATTTTCCTTTGTCCATTTACTTAGTGCATAAAATTGCTTTGTTGATACATCCTTTATAACTCTTTTAATTTTTTCTTTATTAATATCCTTTTCCCAATTGTCATCATCTTTTATATATAATGATTCACGTTTTAAATCAGTACAATGAATAGGTCGTTGGTATAACCCTAATTTATTCATATTTTCTATAATTACATTACTTAATCCATTTACTAGTCCATTATGCTTCGTATAATCCAATTGTTGTAAACTAACTTCTATAGATTTAATAAAATCACTCATATTAATAGCATCTTTACATTTTTCATTTAAAAAAACTTGAATATTAAATTTTTGATTTGTTGTTGTAATATTATTTCCCACTTTTGGAATTAATTCTTTTATTGTATTAGTCAATTCTTTAATTTGATTTTGTTGTTGCTTTACTACTTCTAATATTAATTCTTTTGATAACATTAATTGATTATTTAAATTAACGTTATTTTCATGATCTGAACAAGTTTTCTTATGTCTATATAACCCTGATGGGTATTTATATGTTTTTTTACACATTGGGCACTCGTATTGAGTCTGGGGTTTTTTGGGGTTTTTTTGTATCTTGTTTGTATCATTTTCCCTATTTTTATGCTTTTGGGTTGATAAATGCCTAACATAATCTTTTTTATTACACGATATAAAGTCACAACAAACACAACTATAATTTTGGGGTTTTTGGGGTAAAATTTGTGTATCCATTATATATCATTATATGATATATAAAAAAACCCCTAAATAATTTTTAATAAAATTTAATTTTTAAAAATTTTTATGCTCATAGTTTTTAAAGATAAAATTTCGGAATTTACATCTTAAAGGTCTAAATCTGCTTTTTGAGAGATACATTTTTATTTTTTATAAAAGACCTAAAAATTATAAAATTGGACATTTATAAATGTCCATTTTTCAAAAAAATTTTGAAATTTATTTTCCAAAATTTATACATTCTATATATTTTTATATATGCTAACAAATAAATATATAGTATATTAATATTTTAAAACCATAATGTATTTATGGGGAATATCAATTTTTTAATGTTTATCTTAGATTTTTTTCATAGTTATTTTCTCTTATATTTCATATTTCATATTTTATATTTTATATAAAATATATTTTTATTTGAATTTTTATTTGAATTGTTATTTGAATTGTTATTTGAATTGTTATTTGAATTGTTATTTCAAATTATAAAAATTTAAAATAAAAATTTAAAATAATAATTTAGATTATATAATAATATGACTTCAACAAGAAATAAAAATACTCAATTGAATTACAATTTAGAAAAATCTAACACAGAAAAATTATTGCGTGAAAATCTATATTTACACTCATCATCAGGAAGACCTATTAGTGAATGCATTCCTTCGTTAGGATATATGCCGAGTCATTTATCTAGAGAAGCATTAGCTAGCAATTCTATAGATATTGAATCACAATTAAGAGGAATAGGTTCAACTAATTTAGAAACTCCTTGTGAAGTTATTGTGCCAAATATTACAAATTTAGAATTTAAAGATTTTTTTGAGAGACAACAACATATTATAATGCCTTATCCTATGGTGTATGAAAATAATCAACGACCAATATTATCATAATTAATAATATATATTTTATAATTAACAAAATATATTTTATAATTAACAAAAATAGTTTTTTAACTATTATGCTCATAAAAATTTACCCTTACCTTTTGAAAACATTACAGTAAAAGGAGTTGTTTTTACATTAGTACAATTAGGATCATTTATAGTATTATTTATAGTTACTACATTATTTAAAGTTGTATTGTTATTTATACATGCTTGTGACAATTTATTTCTACTATTGGATTTAACTATATTAGCAAAATTTTGTTTTTTTAATGAATTTGATGAATAAATTCGATTATTTTTAACGGAGTCATGTTTTATTGCGTTTTGTTTAACAGCAACTTTATCACAATTACTAGTAATACAAGTATCATATAATTGATATTGATTAATAAATCCTCTACCATTTATAAAATTAGGATCATATGGTTCAATAGATAATAATTTTGGAATATTATTTAATCCAACAAGACCTTGTATCATTTTTCTTGATAAATTACTGCTATTTTGTGCTGGTATAAAAACCGCGTTAGTTGTTGATGTGCGTGAGCCAGTGCCACGATATTGCTCAATTGCTTTTGATAATGTATCAATGTCATTGTCAAATCTTATTTCTATATTATTATTAGGATATCTAAAACGCTCTTCAGGGTCATTAATAGGGTCATGATAAATATAGACACAGTCTACATTGGTAAAATCACTTCCTCCAGTAGTTATAACAAAATTAGCAAACCTAATACTATAAAAGTTTATAATTTCAAAATCATAATAAGTATTTTTTAAACCTAAAGATTCAGATACATTATTTAAATATATATCTAAATCGTTAAATATATTAAAAATTTTATTATAATTAAATCTTAAATCGTAATTAATAGGAGAAGTTAGTAATATATTATTATCTTCATTTAGTAATTGTCTTATATTAAATAGTTTTATATTTTCATCATTTTTTATAGTAAAATCATTTATGTCAGAATCTCTTATAAAATTTTTAAATTTTACATTTATTTCTGAATTTATTTGCTCATTACTTATAGAATATATTTCACCACATATGTTACTTATATTATTTATTGTTGCTAAGTTTTTAAAACTATTTTTAAAATTATTATTAGTTAAAGCATTAAAATAAGTTGTTAAATCTATATTAAAAACTTTACCTAGTTGAGATATTGTATTATTATATAATATAACATTATAGTTTATTGTATTATTTATATTATGACTATTATTAATACTAGTATAATTTAAACAAATATCAAGTAAATAATAGTTGTTCTTACTTGGTATAAGTGACTGGAAATTAAAATTAGTATTAATATTATTTGTATTTATATTTTTTTTTAATGTAACAATTGATTTTTGTTTAGAATTAGTAAAAAAGTGAGCATGATTGTATATATCATGTTGTGTAATTCCTGTTAAACGATTACCAAGTCCTAAAAATATAGTATTTGAAAAATCTCCCTGTAATGTTTTATTAGGTATACCATTAAATGTTATAGGTTTACTATATAAATCACTATTATAATCTAATACTTTTACATTATGAAGAATTATACTTTTTTTTGAACCAAATATAATCTTACTATTTTTTTTTATATTTTGTATAATGTTTAAATTATTAGTTTTAATTAAAAAAGTACTAATAGTATTAATAGTATTAATATTATTTATTGAACTAGAACTAAAACTTGAACTAAAATCATAATAATTTACATGTTTAAAATCTAACGTAAGTTTATTATAAGATAATATATTACGAATTATACGATAAGGAGTATTTTGTTCTAATATAGTAAAACTATTGTCAGTTGTAAAATTATTAGAAGTATTACTTTTAGTAGCATTATCAATTAATAGTCTAGTAAAATTTGAGTTTTTAAAGTTTATAACACTAGAACTATCTATTGTTGTATTAATAAAAGAAAAATCATTAGTAACACTAGTAATAGTATATGTTGTGTTAGTATAATTTAGTACAAAGTTTGAATATTTAGAATACAAATAATCACGAATATTTATTTGATACATATCAGAATTACTAAAATAATAATTTAAATGAAATCTATAGCGATTATAACTTGTATCATTCTTAATAGTTAAAGAATTATATATATTATAGGGGTTAATGTTATTTTTACCAAAAAATGTATTACTTAAATCATTAAATAAATAATTATATGAATTATCATAAGTGTTTAAATTTTTCACAAATAATATTTTACCATTTTTATTATTAGATGAATCAAAAATAAATTTCATATTATTTTTTATATTATTTTGACTAATTAAGCAACAACTAGTACTAGTAGTACTAGAACCATTATTATTAATAATTTTTCCACTCAATAATATTCTATTTTTATAAGTATTATTACTATTATCCAAACTTTGTAAAAGTTTTTGCCAACTAATATCAGTATTATTATTACTTAAATCACTAATATTTGTTTTTATATATAAAAGACTTCCGCCATTACTTATATCAATAATATTATTTGTTAAAATAATATAGTTATTTCTATTATTTGAAATAATAGAACTCATAGTTATAATATATTTATATTTATAACTATGAATATTTAAATTATTATATGAAATTATGAAAAATATAAAAATATATCTAGTTATTGTATTTATGTTAATACACTTGTATCATTAAAATACCAATGTGTAGACAAATATTGTGGTTTTGCTTTCTCAATATTACTATTTTTCTTAATTTTAAGATTAGGTCCTCTAGCAGTTACTGAATCAATTTCTAAAGTTCCAACAGCATAATTATAATATTTCAAATCTGATAAATTACCAGAAAATCCGCCATTATAATTTACATACAAATTATCATAGTTTTGTTTAACAATATTAGATAATTTATGGCGTTTTGTTAAAGTTCCATTAATATATATATCACATATATTTTGTGATGTAACTCGTATAATAACACCTACCCATTTTTTAATAGGTATAGCATCTACATATATATCATCATAATATGGTTTATTTACACTTTCATTATTGTGGAATACATTTAATCTTACTAACATTCCTAAAACAGGATAGTTGATCATTAAAGCATCACTATAATTTTTCTTGCCATTATACAAATATACACCTGGAGCATTATTTGGTCCAAATAAACCACTACCTCCTTCACCTTGAGAACTAGGTGAAGAACCTTTATTAAAAACGTGTTTATAATCTATAGTTTCATTATAGTTTACATTATTAACATATATCCAAAATGAATATGTAAACTCAACACCTCCATATTCATTTACACTTCTTAAAATAGGGATTGTTGTTTTTTGTCCTAAGTTTTGACTAATAGTCAGTGCTTCTGTAGCATCTTTCATTCCACTTATTAAAAATGGTGTTTCTGATGGAGATAAAAAATAGTATACAAGTTTACTTCCGACATAAAATAATATTGAGAAAAAAATTAATACTCCTAGCAAGAAAGTTCCTCTAGCAATCATAGTATTTGAAGATAAAAATTCGTTAAAATTTCCGAGTTTCTTTTGTGTTTCATATGGTATTATTGTATTAAAATAATTATTAATATTTTCTAATACTCCTCCGTTAGAATTCATATTATTTATATATAAATAATATAAATAATATATTATATTTTATTATATTTTTATTGTATTTTTATTGTATTTTATTTTTATTGTATTTTATTTAAATTTGAAAGCTTCCTTTTTCTTGATTATATTCTAAAAAGCTTACTTTTAAGCTATATTTATTAAATAATGATTGAGCTAATGATGCGTTTATTCCGTCTTTATAAAAATTATAAGCATCTTGAGGATTACAAGAATCACTTAAATAGCGAATACGAGTTATAAAACCTTCAAAACCACTATTAGTATTATTTATATTTCCTAAATATATATTTTTTAAGGTTGTTGTATCATAATAATTTTTATATAATCCATGTAATATAAATGAATTTCTTAATTTACCATCTAAATATACATCTAATGTTCGACCATCGACACTAATTGTTAAATTATTCCATTTTTGAACTGACACATTAGGTATTTTATATCTAGCATAAATTGTTTGATTGGGTTGAGAAGTTGTGCCTGCTCTGTCTTGGAAACATTCAATATCTATAAATAAATTATTTTCGTATTTATCTAATGCTATATTAATATTTTTAGGAAATGTTGTTCCACTGGCTGGTGTTGGTTTTACTATTTTTGTACTAATACCAGAAAGATTATCTACTAAATCAGAAACTGTTGTTGAAGAAGGACTATTAGCAATAAATAAAATATTTTTCTCTTTTCCAATATTATTGCCCCAATTATCTATGTAAAACCAAACACTTAATGTAAAATTAGATGATGTAGTTTGGGGAATATCTTTGGCAGCTATTACATTAGTATTAGATGATGCTTCTGTGGTATTTGTAGCTAGCGTGGACGCTTCGCACATTTTGTCATAAATTATATTTGTTTTAAAAAATAAATTGCTTAGTCCCCATAGTAATATTAAAACTAGAATTACTAAAATAATTATATTTATAACACTCATTATAAAATATTAATATATAAAAATATTATAAGTTTTTAATTTTATTTTAGTTTTGTTTTAGTTTTAGTTTTATTTTATTTTATTTTAGTTTTAGTTTTATTTTATTTTATTTTAGTTTTATTTTATTTTATTTTATTTTATTTTATTTTATTTTATTTTATTTTATTTTATTTTATTTTATTTTATTTTATTTTATTTTATTTTATTTTATTTTGGTTTTATTTTATTTTGGTTTATTTTATTTTATTTTATTTTATTTTATTTTATTTTATTTTATTTTGGTTTTATTTTATTTTATTTTATTTTATTTTATTTTGGTTTTATTTTATTTTGGTTTTATTTTATTTTGGTTTTATTTTATTTTGGTTTTTATATTTTTCTAAATTATATATTATTATTTTTTGTTAAACTATATAAAAATTGTATAGAATCAGGAGTTTTTATTTTATCAAAATAAAATATTTCTTTAATACTTCCGTGTATACCATCTTGTTGACCAATAGTTACAGTGTCTCCTATGAAGTAAGGCGTAACATTATTTTTAGAACCTACTAATTTACCATCAATAAAAACATCTATATTATTATTTTCATAATTAATAACAAAATATAACCATTTTTGATGTTTTACACTAGTCATTTCATATATAGTATCTAATTGATCTGATTTATTATTTATTGTTCTAGATTTTATAATAATTTTTCTAGAGTTTCCATTATAATATATAACTGGTTTAAATCCGTAATTAAATAGTTCAGTATCTTTTGTATAAGCAATAGATGTATTTGTTGGTTGTGGATTTATATAAATATAAAAACTTATACTATAAGTATAATTATAAGGAAATTTGTTATGAATTTTTGAAGAATTATAATATTTTGCTCCAATATTATATTGATCATTTAAATTATTTTTAAACATTTTAAAATCATACCCTTTAGTATTGTCAGAAACATTATTTTTAATATTATTATATTCATTTTTGACAACATCTTCATTAGAACTATTTTCACTAGAACTAATTTGAGTAGTAGCGAAGTTGGATCTAAAATTTGATAACATATTATTTAAATCATTATTTACTGATGTATTTTCCAAATTAGAACTATTAAAGTTCGGTATAGCAACATTAGAACTAACATTTTTGTCTAAATTTTGATACTTTCCTAAAGTTTTCTTTTCATTTAAATAAAAAGGGCCTTCTCCGCCTAAAAGATTATTTTTATTATGTTTTGCTAAATAGTTAAATACTAGAGGCAATACAAATATTAATGTTATTAAAATTAATAATATGAAAAATAATAAATAAATAGAAGAAGGTGTTAATTTAATATCCTCGTTTATTTCATCTACCAATATAATTAGCAAACAAGGAATAAAAAATATTATATCTATTATATCTTTTAATAGCGTTATTGCTGATTGAAAAAAAGTCGAGTTAGATAAATCACCACTTTTAGATTTTTCAATACCTAGTTGTATAGGAAATATTTTTGCTATAATAGCAAAAATAACAATAATTATTAATATTCCTAATATATTTTGTGTAATATTAAAAACATTATTATTGGTTTTGTGTAAATATACTATAAAATTAATTGTTAATATTGGAAATAATATTATTAAAAATAATAGTCCAACATATTTATACATATTAATAAAGCTAGTATCAGGTTTAATAGTATTATAGTTGTTATAATTATGTTTATAAACATAAGATAAAAAAGTATATATGCTAAATGCTACTAAAAATAACCACATAAATATTTCATATTTAGTATTTTTTATTTTGAAAATATTTTGTATCTCATTAAGATAATAAAATACTCCCATTATTAACAATAATATTGCTATTATTATAGAGTAATAGTACTTATTTTTGCCATAAGTTAAGATTTCTGTAGTTTCTTTTCTATTTGGTAGTTTTAAATTATTCATATAACTAGCCATAAATAATATATATTACATTATAAGTATATTATTTATTACTATATTTGCATATTTGCATATTTGCATATTTACATATTTGCATATTAGTATATTTTTATTACTTACTATTTACAAATTTTCAAAAGCTGTTTTTTTTCCATGGCAATCTCTACATAGTGCTTCTAAATTATCAATATTATTTGAACCTCCATATTCTAATTTTTTTACATGATCCACTTCAAACCATGCTGGTAATTGTTTTTGACAATGTTTACAATGCCAATTTTGTGAAGCAGCTACATATTTTTTTTTTGTTTCACTTACACTTCTTTTTGTTGATATATTTCCGGAAGATAATATTTTTTGTTGTTGCTTAGACAAATAGTTTTGATTATTATTTATTGAAGTTAATAAATTTTGTGTTTGCTGATTATTGGTTGAATTAGAAAAATTATAATTATTATTTAATTCATTTGTTATAGATTTAGATGTTAAATCAATAATAGGAGTTATAAAACTTGCTGTATTTCTATCAATTGGTAAATATTTTATGTAACTATTTGCATGAGTAACAATTTCTTTATAGTTGCTTGGATTTTTCTTAATAAATAAGTATATGCACAAACCTATAAAAGCAAAAAAGGCCATTTTATAATATTTTTGATATTGTTTAAGTTTATTAATTAATTTTCCTTCAAAATATGTATTTGCTAATACAAAAATAGTTATTAAAAAAATTATTAATTCTAGTTTCATAATATTAATATTTTATATATAAATATATTATTACTAGAATAATTACAATTATTAAAGCACCAAAAATATATTTTTCTTTATTTTTACGTTCATCGTTTTTTTTTATTTCTTTTAATTTGTAATGTTCATAATATTTATTTAAAGCATCATAATATGTTAATTCGGGTTTACCTAAATAGCTATTAATTTTATTGTGTATAAAATGAACCCATTTTGAAAGTGATTCTCGCGAGTCTAAATATGGTGTCACAGGATATGCGTCTAAAAATTTACTAAAAACACCTCCTATATCAGAAACTGGCAAAAAAAGAGGTAAGTTTGTTATAAAGTCATAATATTTTTTTTTTGTACATTCATTAATATGTAATGGATAAGATAAAGCAATTGTATATAATACAAACCAATAATGAGGACCCCATATAATAGGATTAAATATATGGTTTGTACTATTCATAGTAAAATTTTAATATATATAAAATTTTATTATATTAAATTTTCTTAGTATTTACTTATTTGAATTTAGTAAATTATATAAAAACATTATTGTTAGTTATATTAACTAACAAACAATGAATATAAAAAAACAATATTTTTGATAATTGTGGAAAATTAGGACATTTATTTCATCAATGCAAAGTACCTATTACTAGTATAGGTATTATTCCCATTAGAATAGTTAAAAAATACAATGTCTCTCTAAATAAATATGAAAATTCAATTGAACTATTAATTATTAAACGTAAAGATACATTATCATTTGTAGATTTTATGCGTGGAAAATATTCTATTGAAGATAAGAATTATATAAAAAATTTATTAAATAATATGACTACTAATGAGAGAAATTATATATTAAATAATGATTTTGATACAATATGGCAATATTTATGGAATTATAATACAAATAATTCATATAAAAACGAAGAAAGAACTTCAAAAATTAAATTTACAAATTTAAAACAAGGTTATGTTAATATTTTAGAAAGTTATGATTTAAAATCTTTAATTGATTTATGTGATAAAAATTATGAAGAACCTGAATGGGGATTTCCAAAAGGACGACGGAATTATCAAGAAAAAGATATTATATGTGGACTAAGAGAATTTGAAGAAGAAACAGGTTATAATAAAAATGATATTATACTAATTAATAATATTGTCCCATATGAAGAAATTTTTAGTGGTTCTAATTATAAATCATATAAACATAAATATTTTGTTGGTATTATTGTTGATAATAATCAACCAAAAAATGATTATCAAATATATGAAATTACTGAAATTAAATGGATACCAATAAATGATGTAAATAATTATATTAGAGAATATAACTATGAGAAAAAAAAAATAATAAATTATTTAAATAAATTATTAAATAGTTATAAACTATATATTTAATATATAGTAAATGAGCAATGTTATTAAGGATACATTAAATCAAGGAGACATAGTTTCTATTCCAGAGTCTTTAACTAAAGGCGAAGAAGAAGAAAGTGAAGAAGAAAGCTTTAAAGAAGAAAGTGAAGAAGAAAGCTTTAAAGAAGAAGAAGAAGAAAGCTTTAAAGAAGAAGAAGAAGAAAGCTTTAAAGAAGACGAAGAAGACGAAGACGAAGAAGGCGAAGAAGACGAAGAAGATCAACCATTCATAAAACCACAAGTAAATCAAGACATTAAAGAAGATAAATCTAAAAAAAAAAATAATGAAGAATTAGTATCATTATTTAGAGAAAATATAAATAAATTTGACAATAGCAAACTAGACAAAAGTAAATTAGAAATATTAGAAAAAAATTTAAATACTATAACAGATTATAAATATTTTAATAATGCTATTGAATTATTGAATAAAGAAGAGTTAAATAATTCAAATAATACAAACTACAAATATTTATATCCACATTTAGATGATGAATTTTTAAATATTAAAATAGCAAATAAGCAAGAATTTGAAGAAAATAAATTAATAATTAAAATAGACAAAACTTTTGATTTTGAAAAACAAAGTAATGAAATTTGCAATAAAGATTTTGAATTAGCACCACATCAAAAATTTATAAAAAACTTTCTCTCAATGTATACTCCATATAATGGTTTATTATTATATCACGGATTAGGAACTGGTAAAACCTGTTCAGCAATTGGAGTTGCTGAAGAAACAAGAAAATATTTAAAATTTATGGGTTTTAATGAACGAATAATAATAGTAGCTTCACCAAATGTTCAAGAAAATTTTTATTTACAATTATTTGATGAACGAAAATTAGAAGAAAAAAATGGACTTTGGACTATTAATAATTGTGCAGGGCAAAATATATTAGATGAAATTAATATGATACAAAAAAATTTATCACGCGACAAAGTAATAAAAATTGTTAAAAACATAATAAATAATTATTATTTGTTTTTGGGGTATACACAATTTGCTAATTTAATAATAAAAAAATCAAATATTTCAAATCAATCATTAAGTACTATGGATTCAAAAAAAAAACAATTATTAATAAAAAACAAATTACAAAAATTTTTTAATAATAGGTTAATAATAATTGATGAAATACATAATATACGTCAGTCAAAAGATAATAGTAATAAATTAGTATCAAATGAGTTAATGAAATTAGTTAAAAATGTAAATAATTTAAAATTGCTGTTTATGTCAGCAACACCTATGTTTAATGATTATAAAGAAATAATTTTTTTAATAAATATATTAAACTTAAATGATAGACGCTCAATAGTAGAATTAAAAGATGTATTTGCCAATGATGGTAGTTTTATAGTAAATAGCAATGGAGAACAAGTAGGTTTAGAACTATTTAAAAGAAAAATAAATGGCTATATAAGTTATATTAAAGGCGATAATCCATTAAGTTTTCCTTTTAGAATTTTACCAAAAGATTTCTCTGAAAATAATAGTATTTTAAATAAAAAATACCCAGAATTTAAAATAAATGGTACTCTTTTAAAAGAAGCACTAACACTATTTGATATATATGTAAATGATGTTCCTATATCGCCATATCAAGAATTTGTATATAATATTATATTAAAAAATAATATATCAAAATTTGACGAAGAAAAACTAAACGCAATGGAATCTTTTGGATACACATTGTTACAAAAACCATTGGAGTGTTTAAATATTGTTTTTCCTAATAATAAATTAGAAA